GTGTGGGGCGTACTGCTAGTGGTATTTCCATGCTTATGTCTGCTGCCAACGGTAGCATACGGAATGTAGTAAAGAACGTAGATGACTATCTTGTTGCTCCATTAGGTAAAGCATTCTTTGCATTTAATATGCAGTTTGACTACGATGAGAGTATCAAAGGTGATCTAGAGATTAAAGCACAAGGTACAGAAAGCCTCATGGCTAACGAGGTACGCTCTCAACGCCTCATGCAGTTCTTAGGTGTGGCATCTAATCCTATGCTACAGCCCTTCGTAAAGTCCGACTACATAATCCGTGAGATAGCTAAGAGTATGGATCTTGATCCAGATAAAGTAACTAACTCTCTTGGTGATGCAGCTATACAAGCTGAGATACTTAAGAAGTTTGCTACACCACCAGAGCCACCTGAAGGAGTAGCACCACCTGAAACTCCTGCACAAGAAGGTCAACAACCTGCTCCAACACCACCAGCAGGTACAGGAGTGCAAGATACTACAGGTGCAGGTGGAGGAACTATAGGTACAGGCATAGCACCAGTTCCAGGTGAGCAAGGGTTTACAGGTACATGATAGTAAAAAAGCTAGTAAACGATAAGCCTCTTTGGGATGGGTTTGTTGATGTACTTAATAATAAGATAGAAGTAGCACAGCGTAAACTAGAACAAGAGACATCTATAGAAGGTGTGTATCGTGCTCAAGGTGAGATAGCTGCTCTAAGAAGATTGACATTTTTAAGGGATGAAATAAATGGCAGAGACTGACGCACCAATGTTCCAATCTACACGTTCTATGGAAGATCAGATGGATGAAATACTTACTGAAGAAAAAGATCCTGTCAGTGGTAACACAGCACCTGTCGGAGCTACACCTGAAGAAGTACGTGACGATATACCTATAATGGCAAGCCCTAACGAGTTTATGATTGACGCTGCTACTAGACGTTACTACGGCACAGAGTTCTTTGAAGGTTTGCAAGATGCAGCTAAACAAGGTTTCCAACGTATCAAAAAAGGTGAAGAGTCTTTCTTTAGAGATGATGAACTAGAAGTAGAAGAAGCTGCAGAAAAAGTTACATCAGGTGGTTCACCACAACAAATGCAACAAGGTGGCGAAATACAAAAGCTATCAAACGGTGGTGAAGTAGATGAAGTGCCAGGATCAGACACAGTAATACCTTCTCCTATGGGTGGTGGCTACGGTGGCTACGGTGGAGCACGTAGGTTTGTTGGTTATACATTTGAGTATTACGTACACCCTACTAAACCAGAAATACAAATAATATTTTTTAACGGTAGACCTCTCAGCCCTATACCTGAAGGATATGTTCGTAAAGGTCAAGAAGTAGTAGAGGCAATAGAAGAAGTAACACAGTCTGATGACAATGGTGGAAGTGAGCCACCAGAGATTATAACGTGGGCTAATACAGATGTTGATGATTGGAGTGAAAAGGGTCGTGGACTTAAACTATGGAAAGCTTACGGCAGTAAAACAGGCGTAGGTGTAAGTGCAATAGAGAAATTTTTTGCAGGATCAGCGGCAGTTGTTTTGACAGGAGGTGCTTCAATATTTACTGGACCTACTTTAGTTAACAAGATGGAATCTGAGGCTGCTAAAAAAGCACAAGCAATACTTAAAAAAGCAAAAGGTATACTAGCTGCTGGTGGTCTGTCTGCTGAAGATGAAGCCATATACAAAGCTGCAGAAGCAAAAGCACAAGCAGAGGTAGATTATTTCAAAGAGAAGAAACCATTTAGTTGGAAAGACTTTTTGGGTATAGAAGAAAAACCTGTAATAGAACCTGTAATAAAACCTGTAATAGAACCTAGTACAGATGATGATGGTGGAAGTTCAATATTTGATCCAACAATGACTGCTGCAGAAAGAGTAGCGGCTGTTAAGGAAAAAACAGGTGTTACTATAACAGGAACTCAAGCAACTCCATTAGATCCAACTGTTGACGAAGATGACGGTCCTTTTTAAGTAAAACAAAACTAAATCCATATAACAATAAGGCTACCCAGCTACGGCTGGCCCCAACATAAGGAGAAACTAAATGCCAGAACTAACAGAAGTGGAAACACCAAAGAATGCAGGATTTGTACAAACTAAAGCAAACCGAAGCGCAAATAAGAAACGAATAGAAAAGGATGAGGCAGAACTTAAAGCCCTCATCGAAGGGAACACAGAAGAATCCAACGAAGAAGAAAAAACCGAAGCGAAAGAGGCCAATACAGAAGCTGAAGAAGCAACGCTATCTCCAGAAGAAAGAACTTATAAAAAACGGTATAGTGATCTACGCAAGCACTTAAACAAACAGACTGAAGAAATAAAAGAACTAAAAGCTAAGATGGAGAATGCCGTAAAAGGTGAGCTACGTCCACCCTCTTCAGATGAAAGTATAGAAGCGTGGGCTAATAAGTATCCTGAGATTGCAAGCATTGTAGAAACTATTGCTACAAAGAAAGCAGATGAGAAGTTTGCTGCAGCAGATCAGAGACTGCAAGAGATAGATAAGCTAAACGCTGAAACTCACCGCACAAAAGCAGAGAGTGAGATACGCAAAGCTCACCCTGACTTTGATGAGCTACGTGACAGTGATGACTTTCATACGTGGGCAGGAGAACAACCTAAGTGGGTACAGGATGCCTTGTACGAAAACCAAGATGACCCAAGGTCTGTTGTACGTGTTATTGATCTATTCAAGGTTGATAATGGTATGGACATCAAGTCTAAGAAAAAAACAACTAAAGACGCTGCATCTCAAGTCAAGACAAAAAGAAACACTAGGATTGATGATGCAGGAGTAGCAGGACAGATACTGGAATCACAAGTACAGAAGATGACTGCACAACAATATGAAGCAAGATCAGATGAAATCATGGAAGCTATACGATCAGGTAAGTTTATTTATGATGTTTCTGGTGGCGCACGATAAAAAACTATTGACATAGTGGATTAAGTATATATAACTATGTTTATGAAGTAAAAGCATAAAGCCCTATTATTAGCTACCTTTGTGCTTTTATTATACTAAGCCCGACTACTAAGATAAGACCTACCTAATAAAGTATAGGCCCATCAGCATACACAAGGCCAATGTGTGTAGCTGCTTGCACCCTAGAACTATTAGCCTCTTTCAAAGTGTTCTGCTTAAAATCTAAGCCAAACATCTATATGGAGGATTTAATCATGGCTTTTACATCAGCGTCAGGTTACGGCAATTTACCTAATGGTAATTTTTCGCCAGTAATCTACTCCAAACAGGTACAGCTTGCTTTCCGCAAGAGTACTGTTGTAGGAGAAATAACGAACTCAGATTATTTTGGGGAGATTTCTGCCCAAGGTGATACGGTTCAAATCATCAAAGAACCTGAAATTTCTGTTCAGGCCTATTCTCGTGGCACACAAGTCACAGCACAAGATTTAGATGATGAAGACTTTCAGTTAACTATTGACAAAGCGAACTACTTTGCTTTTAAGATGGATGATATCGAGGAAGCCCACTCACATGTAAACTTTATGCAACTTGCAACAGATCGTGCCGCATATCGTTTGTCTGATCAGTATGACCAAGACGTTCTAGGTTATCTATCAGGTTTCAAACAGTCTGCACTACATGGCTCACCAGATACAGCTAACACAACTGTAAACGGTTCTAAGTCTGTAACAACTGCTGGCTCAGATGAGTTGTTGTCATCAATGAAGATCATCAAGTCTTCAATGGCTAACATCACAACTGCATCTGCAGGGGATCATTCTATTCCTCTAACAGCACGTATGCCAGGTGCTACATCACTACCGACTGCAACAGCTTCACCAGCAATGGTTGTCGCTCGTATGGCTAGACTCCTTGATCAACAGCAAGTTGATACACAAGGTAGGTGGCTGGTTGTTGACCCCGTGTTTATGGAACTATTGCGCGATGAAGATTCACGCTTTATGAATGCGGATTTCGGTGAATCAGGTGGACTACGTAATGGCCTAGTCATTAGCAACTTCCACGGTTTCCGTATGTACACTTCATCTAACCTGCCAGCGGTAGGCGATGGACCTGGTACATCAGGCACAGCTAACCAAAATACTAACTTTGGTGTGATTGTTGCTGGACATGATTCTGCTGTAGCGACTGCAGAGCAGATCAACAAAACGGAAACATATCGTGACCCTGACAGCTTTGCTGACATCGTTCGTGGTATGCATCTATATGGTAGAAAGATACTTCGTCCAGAAGCTATCGTTACTGCCAAATATAACGCAGCGTAAGGGGGTATTTAGTTATGGCTACAATTACAATGTCAACCAACTCTGCTTCCACATCAAACAATGGTGGAACAGGGAACAAAAAACTCCGTGGTGCTCTTACTGTATTGCAAAACGATCTTGATATGGCTGACGCCATCTTGCAAAACGGTGGCACAGCTTTAGCAGCGAATGACATCATTCAAGCTATTGCTGTACCTGCAAACACTATGATCCTACACGCAGGTTTCAAAGTGGTGACAGCAATGGAAGGTACTACTACCGACTCTGCTTTTCACATAGGTATCACAGGAACTGATGTAGACATCTTTGCTGCATCATTTGACTATGACGGTGCATCTGTTGGTGATCATACACCAGCAATTACATCTTCAGGTGTGTGTGGAAATCTACCAGTGTTTACTGCAGCAGCAGATACACTTGACGTAGAGATTCAAGCATCTAGTGGAACTATCACTGGTGGTATTCTTCGTGTATATGCTGTATGCATTATCATGGATGACATCTCACAGTCAGGTTCTGCAAATGAAGTAGACCGTGATCTACTAGCATAATACTTTGGGGGCTGGGCAACTGGCCCCCTTATTACATATTAGGAAGTACTTATGGCTGAAACGTATCTCTCATTAACAAACAAAACATTAGTTAGAATGAATGA